TCAAAAGAGTAAGCTAGGATTTATTATGACTGAAAATGGAAAAAAGACTCATCTCTCAAAGGATACCCTCATTCCTTTGAGTTTTGTTATGTTGATTTGTGGGGGAGTAGTCTGGATGAATGATAAGCTGGGCAACATTGATAACCGCCTAGAAAACATTGAACGGTTGGCAGAGGATCGTTGGACTACTCTAGATATGGAAAATTGGACTTTGAGGCTAAAAATGGCAAACCCAGAACTATCTTTACCAGAGCCTCGTTAATCTAACATATGGTTTTGTTTAGCAGCCCTCAATAATCTCCACATATAGTTATCTTTTAGAGATGTTAGAACTGTTATAATATTTGTTAGTTTAGTGAGAGTATCTTCGCTGATTGTTTTTTTATTAACAACCATGTTAATATCTTCAACTAATGCTTGAAGATTTTTTTTATCTTCTTCTGATAATGAGAATACTTGCTTTTCTATGGATTGTCTGGTTTTCATTTTTTATATTTAACATATCGTTACGGTATGTCCTTCCCTTTCATAATGACGCTTTCTCGATATTGAATGCTCTCTGAGATAATTTTCCTTGTCAAGAAAATCGTAGATATAAACTTTATCTTTGGATTCATGCCGTCTTAAGGCTCTTCCCAATGCTTGCAAAGTAGCAATTTCAGATTTCATTCCTCTTGCATTGATGAAGTGGGTTATTTCTTCAATGTTAATCCCTGTTTGGAGTATTTTAGTGCCAATGAGGACAGAAGAATCTCTACATCTTCGGAATCTAGATATAGCGTTATACCGTTCTCCAACCGAATTAGCCCCCTCCAAGAATTGGCAGCTGCTTCCACATAAGTTTTCCAAGGTTCTCCCATGATTAAGTGATTTGGTAAGAATAAGGATACGGGCTCTTTCGTTTTGTTTTTTGATATCATTTACAATCTCCTTGATAATGTTATTTCGTTCATCGTTATTTACGATAAATTTTTCATAAATATCTAAATATGCCAAATCTTCGTCCGACCCACTAGCATTGTAGGATCTAGCGATTAATTGAATTACTGGTTTTGTTAGCTTGCCTGAGTCTATAAGGGTGGCTGTGTCCACAACCTGTATGACCCCTCCCAGAGCCCCCTCAAGGTTGTAGAGAGGCACGGAGTCATTGGGAGGTGTTGCGGTGAATCCGAAGCGATACGCAGCCTTAGGGAAGCTCCTGATGGCTGCTAGGGTGGTCTTGCCATTAGCGAACTCATGGCACTCATCTATCATAAGGACTTCGGTTTCCTCCAAGTGTGTGTCGAGGATTTTTTCAATGCTCTGGACAGTACAAAGCATAATGTCACCGTAAATATAACCCTCACCATAACAAAGGCCAATATTGTCCATGCCACACTCTTTAGTAAGAAAATCATAAGTTTGTGTTAGTAGTTGTTTTGCGTTGAAAAGAATAACCATCTTTCTTCCTGTTAAGGCTTTGATTAGCCCCGCCATGATTAAAGTTTTCCCTGAACCTGTGGGGGACTTAATAATGCCCCTCTTTTTATCTAACCCCTGCTCAATAAGTTCCTTTTGGTAGTCATAATATGTAAACCCGTTAATCGTTATAATTTGATGATGATACCATTCAGAGGTCATTGATTTGGGATATTTAATCTCTGGCTCACAGTCAATCTTCTTCAAATCTGCAAGGAGTCTAGATAATAATCCTGTTTTAAAAGTTCCAGTAGATGAAATAAAATGAATTTTCCCATCCCACTGTCTTCGTTTGTAGGCAGGGGAGTATTCACCTCCTGGAACCCTAAAAGTGTATAAATCGTATAAGGCTTTTAAAAGATTAGGATTATCTGTCTCAATCTTAGAATTTAAGTTATTTATATGAATTTTCATCATACTATTATAGTTTAGAAATCTTAACTATAGGAGATTCAATTATGTTAGAAAACCGCCCCGTTGTTGATCCAGCAAAGCAAGAAATTATCAATGACCTTTTAAAAGAGCTTCCTACCGATAATGCGGTAGAGGTTGACCTTCCCTCAGAGTGTAAGGTTTATGAATTAGAGGATCCTGAGATGCCTGTGACCATTAGGCCCATGACCTTTGAAGATGAAAAGAATATTGTTAGTGCTAAGAAAGAAGAAGATCCAGTAAATCTCGTTCTTCAAAGATGTGTAACAAATGTAAAAATTTTTGAGCTTCTTCCGATGGACAAGCTTTATCTTATCATGAAATTAAGAGAAATCTCATATGGGGATGATTATAATACTCTCTTAATTTGTCAAGAATGTAGGGCTGAAAACCCCACCACAGTTAAGCTTTCTGAACTTAATGTGAACCCTGTTCCTGATGATTTTAAAGATCCTATAACTATCTCTCTTCCTCAATTAGCAAAAGATATCAAAGTTAGACAACCCCGAGTAAGAGATGAAAAAGTTTTTGCAGATACTACGACTGCTTTAGATCAGCTTTGGAGATTTGTGGTAGAAATTGAAGGGCATACAGATAAATCCATTATTGCTGCCGTTATTGATAAATTACCCCTTAAGGATGTTAGAACCCTTTTAAATGCTATAAAGTCCGATTATGGTGTTGATACTAAGATTAAATTTGCGTGTGGGGACTGCGGAGGGGTATCAGTCGTAGACTTACCAATAGATGCAAATTTTTTCGATGTGAACTAGATGAAGTAATTGATGTTGATTCTCTTCTTCTAGAAGCCTATATACTTGTAAAGCGAGCAAACTTCAGTTATTCTGATGTAAAAACAATGTCTCGTACTGAAAGGACAATTTTTCTTAAATTGTTAAGAGAAGACTTAGAGAGAGAACAAGATGCAATTAAACGGAGTAACCCTAACTGATAGATTTAATCGCCCTAGTGTGGGTGGAAAAGTAGCTATTCGAACATTGTTCATTAATAATGGACAGTTTATTGATCCTTATGATGTTAGTGCTTGCACTATCTTTACGAAGTTAGCAAATGCATCTCCTGCTTCTATTATTGATGGTGATAATGGGCTAATTAAAAGCGAATCGTCTTCAGTAGTTTTAATGAACTTTGGAATTTCTGGGAATCCATATCCTGCTGAGGGGCCAGAGGATCCTCATGATGGTGCTATTGATCCTGACGGCGACGGTACTTCACGAGTTACCAGTGAGCGTCTTAATAAGCCACTGGACACCGCTTGGTGGCCTGATTATAAGGCTGAAAGCCAAGCTAGTGGAATTTTTAGAGTTGGAGTAGGGGATTATGTTGCTGTTTTAGATGGGGCAGTCGATTTATCGGGTGGTTATAATATGCATTATGCGTATAATGCAGGAGGTGCTGTGGCTAATAGCGCCTCTTCCGTCCAGGACTACATTGATGTTTGGACTGTAAAACTTTATAAAACTTCAGAGTACCAACTCTTTATTAATAGTTTTAGTCTGTATAATGATAATTTTACTACCATCACGGAGCCGCTGTTGCTTACTACTCGTAATAGATTGGTAAACAAAAAGCTTCGGGTTGGTGAAAAAGTTGATATGAAGATTACTACTGATATTACTGTTCAAAATAAAACTCTTCCCGAAGAAACTAAGAATATCTTAAAAGATTATCAAATAAGTGGGGCTAATATTCAAATACAAAGAGTTAATCAAGATTCTGTAAATCAACCTGCTTGGTCTTCCGTAGTTGATTATGATACGAGCCCCCCCAATGCTACTATAACATCTGATAACACTATTCTTTATAATTTTGATACAGAGTCCAAAGCAGCTAGTGCAGGGACCTATTTTATAACGGCTAAATACTCTTATTTAACTCAAAACTTCGTAACTCCCCCGTTCTATTTTACGATTACTTGAATTTAGGTAATATTTTATAAAAAATATCTACGGTATAACCTAGATATGATGGAGGAAAAAATAATATGCCTGGAGAATTAATCCCTGTCCCTATTGGCGGATCTATAACGACCAACCTTAACGCATCTGGTGATACAAGTGCCTGTGAATTTGATGATTGGCATACCCATAACCAAGTTATCAACGGTATGTATAAAAGGGTATTCGTTTACGATACACAACCTGTTCCATCAACAGGGGGAGTAGTATCAGGAGCCCCAGAGGTATCTTACAGTTATATTGACTGTAATTATTCTATTCAAGTTGCAGAAGAAAAAGAAAAAGCTTCCTATTGTAGTGGGCTCTACCAAACACAAGGATTATCAATCTTTAGTGATAGCACTACTGGGGGGTTAGGTCTTTCTGGAACTTTTACTACAAGTGCTGTCGGGTATGCCCGTAGAAAGTGGGTGGTTGGGACTGATAAAGAGTCTCTTTGTAATAAAAGCTCCAATTCTACTTTAGGAAAGTTACCAGGAGAATATAACCCTACCTACGATACTTCAGCTAATATAGGATCCCATATTGCAGAACTTCTTATGAATTGTGAACAACAGTGTGCTACTTTTAATCAAAATTTAGTTGTTTACTAATCTGATATTCAAAATCATAAGTAATAGTTTTTTCCATAATCCATTGGAATAAGTTTTCATTAGCTACATGAGCTTCATTCCAATCTTTGAACCTTGCGGGGGGAGGACATATTTCAAATTTGTCCATCATCCTCTCTTTCCTAATCTTATCAAATTTCTTAATACCTCTTTGTCCTGCTTCATCATTGTCGTATCCTAGAATAATTTTGCCTTTGAAAGTAGACAAGATCTCGGCCTGTCTAGGACTAACAGAACTTCCTATGGTAGCAGTTGCATTTATTCCCTGGAGTTGGAGTGAGCGAGCGTCTAATGGACCCTCACAAATAACGAGGTGATCCCGCTCCTCGTCATAAGGGTATAGGATATCAGAGGGTTTTGGAGCTATTTCCGTGGAGGGGTTTAAGTACTTGGGCCGAGCATCGTGAAGGGTACGAGCTTGAAAGTAATAAACCACTTCTTCAGATTTAAAGGGAATAATAATTCTATCTGCGAACCTACCTTCTGTACAAAGATAAAAGGGAGCAGCTTCTTCTTCGTTAAGACTAAACAAGGCTCTACCAAACAAAAAGCTCCAAGCATCTAATTCTTTTTTGTCATCCGAGTTTCCAGACTCTAAATTAATGGGAACTAGTTTGCTTGTGTCTAGCTCTAGTTGATTTTCAGGTCTATCTAATTCGGGAACCTCCTCACCAAGGAATTCAAAATTCTTGATGATGAGATCCCTTTGAGCCCTAAAATATGGAATACCTTTTATCTCTGCGTATAGTCTGGTGAAGTTACCTGATCGTCCCGTTTTAAAGCATTGCCATAGACCACTATCTATATTAACGCTCATGTGTTTCTTCCAATCATTATTAATGAATAACGACTCCATAATAAACTCGCGTCCATTGGCCGAGAGTTTCCCATTATTCTTGAAGTTTTGGACGAGGTACTCTCTAATAAACTGAGGTGCTATTATGTACATAAAAACAATATCTGAATCTAAATTTCAAACCTATAAACAATGTCAGTTAAAATATCGTTACCGCTATGTTGAGCGGCTTCCTGAGCCTGAAGAAACCAACACGGAGGCGCTACACTTTGGATCTTATATTCACAAGATCCTTGAAGATGGTGTGAATGCAAATTCTCAAGATGAGATGCTGTTGATCGCTGAAGGGGTGAGGGGTTCATACAAGGTATCAAAGAAGTATGAGGGTAAGGATTTAAAATGTATTGACAATTTTCTTCAGTTCAACTCAAAACTTGAAGAAACGGTGGCTGCTGAGTTAGTCTTTGAAGTTCCTGTAAAAGATGATATTACACTTAACGGCGTTATTGACCGTGTAATAAAGGGTAAAGACGGGGGATACTTAGTAATTGACTACAAGACCTCAAAAAGGGAAAAAAGTAAAGTAGAGCTTTATCAAGATACTCAACTAAAAGGGTATGTTTATGCTATCAGTAAGCTTTATGAGATTCCTTTTTCCCAAATAGTAGCTGCACACTATTATCCACTAACTAATAACTTTGTTCATGTCCAGTACTCTGTCCCTCAAATCAATGCACATCTAAGAAAGATAGTTGATGAGGTCTGGAAGATCCGTAAAAGGAAAAAAGACGAGATGAACCCTAGTAGAAATGAATTTTGTAACTGGTGTGCTTACAAGACTGCTTGCCCTGAGTTCTGCACTATGCATGAGGTAAGCAAAAAGATAGAAGATTTAAAGGCTAAGAAGAAGAAATCTTAGGCCAAGTCCCATGTATAAAGGGTCGATATATATCTATATCTATAGATATAAAGAAGCTATTTACTTGTTCTGGTGAGTATTTACACTTCTTGGTTAGATAATTATAAAGCATCTCCAGCTTGATAGGCTTTTGCTTGTTCATAGCATCCAAAACTTTTAGTTGGAAGTGCTTTACAAATTTCTCAGAATATTTATGTCTCCATTTTTCTACAAAGGAATAACTAAGTGTTTCATTTATTAAATCAAGAAAATCAATTATTTCTATATCGAGATTATTATTCATATTTAAGTTGGTATTTATATATAATATAAGGACATGACCAGATTTTCACCAGAAATTCAAAGTTTTTTAAAACAAGTAGATGCACACTCTAGAACGAATGTAAGTATTGTTCCAAAGTCGGATTCTTGTGCGGTTCCTGGGGATGTGGTTTTTTTTAGATATAAACTAGGCATAGGCAAGGGAAGTAGGAGTTATAGAATTTTTCTTATAACAGAACCAGTAACTAGAGATGCTGCTACGGGGAATATTCTTCTTACAGGATTTAAAGTCCCCACAAACAGGACTTATGCCCCAGATTCTCTGGAAACTCTATATAAAAATAGGGAATTACCAAAAGATAATTATCGAACTTACATCTTGGGTAATATTTATGGACCTCTTAGAAGAATAAGGAAACTTTAATTATGGTAGTAGGCGCAGGATTAGAACTGGCTCTTGGTGGAGTAATTATGGCTGTAGATGCACTACGGGATACTATTAGAAATAGCATACAGTTTGGTGAAAATGCTGACAAAGCTTCTTTAGCTTTGGGATTATCCCTAGACCATACTAACCAAACATTGACCCCAACTATGCAGGGCCTTAGAGGGGATCTAACTCAAAGATTTGGTGCTGCTATTGCTGGTTTAGAAGTCGGTATGCAGGGGAATACTGAAGGTCTTGCTAAATTAGTTAACCAACAAAAATTAACAGCAACACAATCTAAGAACACAGCGATGATCTTTGCTAAAATGGAGTCGCAATTAGGTCTTTCTAGGGACGCAACTGATCATTTATCTAAAACCTTTATAAAAGTTGGTGATGAGTGGACGGTTAGTACAGATCATTTAGTTGACGCTATGAGTGCCTTAGAAAAGAGCTTTCCTGCTCAAAAGTTAGCGGGTATGGGGGCAGAAGTTGCTCAAGCCGTTGCCACATTAACTGCTGAATTAGGACCTTCCATGAAGGGGCCTATGGAAAATGTTATGAAGGCAATTATGGATACTAGCCAGCAGGGTTTTGAAAAGCTGACTATGTTAGGAATTGGAAGAGTAAGAGAGCAGTTAGCTGCTGCTAGAAGTACAGAAGAAGCTACAATAATTCTAAAAGATGCTATTAAAACAGCGGGGAAGACCACTAAAGATTTTGCAGGGGGTTCTGATAAATTCTTTAGAATGGTAGGTGTTACAACTGAAACTTTTGGACAAGCCTCTATGGATATGATGATGGTTAGTGATGCTTTTGGAGAAAGAATAAAAAAAGAGAGCGACGATGTGGCTGATTTTGGTGCCCAGCTTTCCGTAATTAAAGGTGAAGTTCTTCTTCCATTACAAGAAGCATTTTTAGCACTTTACCCTACTATAAAAGATGTTGCTATTCTTTTTGGAGGATTTTTAAAAGGAGTCATTGAAACGCTTGTTATAAAAGTTCTTGATCTATGGATCGAGTTGGGTGGATTAGAGGGTATTATAGAAAAAGTAAAAACAAAGTGGACAGAATTTAAGGATTTAATAGTAAAAGTAAGTGGATATATTGAAACTACTTTACTTATTGCGTTAGGGTTGTGGGCTGCTAAAATGACATACATGGCAACAATAACTATAGTTAAAGTTATATTTTCTTTTATATCTTTAGTAGCTGCGATGTTACCTGTAACTTGGCCTTTTGTTGCTATAGCAGCTGTAGCAACAGCTATAGTTGCGGCGTTTGGATTTTTGTTAGTTAAAACTGGTATTATGGGAAAGGTATTTGATGGGATTAAGTGGTTATTTGTTAAATGGAAAAACTTTGTTGGGTCTTTATTAGAAATGCTAGGAAATAAACTTCCTTTTATTGGAGATACACTTACAGAATGGGGAAAAAGCTTACAAGAAAGTACAGCAGTTATTACTGATCCCTCTTCTGCGGTTGCAGGGGATGTTGATGATGCTGCGAGGGACGCAAAAACGAAAGCCCAAGAAGAAAGAGAAAAAGCTAAAAAGAGGGCTGATCTTCTGGCTAAAGTTTCAAAGATGGGCGAAGCGGCTAGAGAAAATTTGGGTTTTAATAAAAAAACTTCTGACCATACAGGAAGTATTGATAAAAAAACTAAGGAATTAGAAGTTAAAACAACCCCTGATTTTTTAAATGAAACAGCTAATATGCTTGGAAGGAGCATTGAAGGTATCCTGGGAGTAGGTGAGGATACTATAGCAGGGGAAATGTTGGAAGAAATGAGAATGAATAGAGAAGCCGCAGATCGAGCCGCAGATGCAGCCGAGGAGAAAGCTTCATCACCTATTCCTGAGGAAGCTTAGAATTTAAAATGACAAACAAATTTATAGTTGATCGACAAGTTCCTGAAAGAACAAACCTCTCTTTCTATTTCCCGAAACCAACCCAAGGAGAAGAGTATTACATAGTTAGATTGCCTTTCTTTGAGAATATAATTATTAAAGAGACCAAAAAAGCTCGATATCAAAAATATTCTTTAATATCAAGATCTAGTAATTTGTACAGTTACTTGGGAGCCGACTCTAGGCAGCTTAGTTTGTCTTTCAATATGACAATGCCTCACATTCTTGAGGAGCATCCAGGACTAAAATTAGAGGATTATATTGATTTTTATACTAATGATAAAGATAATTTAGAGGCTGAAAAGAAAATGTTTAAAGAGCCTTATAAGGTTGACGATAAGAAGCCTGGGGGAATGGCTTTTAACTTAGGAACTAAGTATACTAAAGATTTAGCTAAAGCTACTGCAAAAACTGTTCTGATGAATGCCACTGTAAGTAATTCTTTAAACTTACAAGATAAGCACTTTCTTCAAAGTCGCTATGGAATTAGTGAGGGGGAGATGAATTCTGTAAACACTATGGGTAATATAGCTAAAAATACTAACCCTACGAACATGTTTAATCCTGGGGCTATGTATTCTGTTGCTCTAAATGCAGCAGAGGCAGCCCAGGCCGAGGCCAAGCTTAATATTGAAAATAACCAAGATTTGCAAGTAAGATATAGGATAATTGATATTATTATTTATTGGACTAATATTATTAGGGCTAGTGTGGCTAATAATGCTCAAAATCCAATTTATGGTCCTCCTATTATAAGGTTGAATCACGGTATTTTATATCAAGATATTCCTTGTATTTGTACAAATTATTCAATTAATTACAATGAGGCAGCGGGGTATGATATGGATACCTTACTTCCTCGTCAATTACAGGTTAGTATGAAATTAGAAGAGATTAGAACAGGAGATTTTGGAGTATTTTCTACAAATGTTAATGATGTAGTTAAGCGTGATAATTTAGCGGGATGGGAGGCAGTTGTTTTGGGAGACTCTCATAGTATGGATCCAGGAGGAGGAGGAGTATTTTAATGGCATCATTAGGAAAAAATAAAGGACCTTATAGTTTAGATTGTAATCAAGTACAGCATAGGAATGTTACGACTACTACAATAATTAATACTCCAAAGTTTGATTCCATTTTGGGAGACCTAGGATCAGCATATAAGTATGATGTTGGGTATGTTCCTGCGGGTTATGAACATCGTCCTGATTTGATTTCTAATGTATTTTACGGAAGTCCTAAGAATTGGTGGCTTTTAATGCTTGTTAATGGTATTGTTGATCCAGGAGAGGGTTTTAGGGTTAATCAGAAAATTCTTATTCCTAAGTTTTAATGCAAATTCCCACAGCAAATGTAGTAGTTGGATTCAGTAGAGAGATGATGGATAGACTCTTTACTCAGGGAGCCACTTATAAAAATTTAATACAAGGCTTAACCGTAAGTGGTACTGATAATGTCTTACTTTTTGATAGTGAATCTAACCCAAATTTCATTTCTTTTGAGCATTCTTTTGCTATTGGGGCTTCTATGAGAATGAGGTTAGTTCTTATTGATCCTACTAACGACTTCGAAACTCGTTTTTTTACTGATAATGTTGTAAGAAATGTGGCAGGGTGGTCGCATCAACGAGTGGATAATCCACATAGTAGTGCGTTAGCTAAAAAAATGAATGAAGATACTATACATAGTCTTTCTAAAATTAAAGAAAATAAATTTTATTCACAATTAGCTCAAGAATATCAAAAACATTATGGAAATAAAGAAATTTTTATTGCTTATGGAATAGGGAATAATCTTGATTTGTGGTCGGGACCGCATAGAGTGATTCTTACAGCAGCAGATATTTCAGTAAAAGGGCCTAAAAAAATTACATTAGACTTCACCCCAACAGAAAATGCCATACAAATAGGAAATCGGCGTGGTGCGTATAATGAAAAGGTAAATATAAACTTAGCTGGACTTTTAATGAGATATTCTGGGGAATCTCGACCTATTAATTTTATCGGTAGTGGAGATCGGTATATGTATAATCCTCTAAATTGGTTAGATTCGCTGCGTTGGTCACACACAAGGAATGTGAGTGATGCAAGAGCTGAAAATGTGGAGGCGCTTGCAGGGACCAATCTCCATAACACGGTTGAAATGTTAAAGGATCTTGATATTCATTCTTTGGTGGTGGATACTCTTAGAAGTTATATACAAAAGGCTACAGGCAACCCCAATGTTATTGTTTTACTTCCTAATATTAATATTATTTGTAGACAATTTTTAGAAAGTGTTTCTCAGAATGTTAGGCTTGCTAACATTCCTACAGGTCTTTTTTTTAGAAGGAAATGGACAAAATTAGGTAGAAAAGAGGCATTTGTTAAAGTAGTATTAAACTCTTTTGGATTAGAGTTGTGTTCAAATAAAAAAGATATTGGAAAAGACACAAAAGCAATCTCAACAGGCACACCGGGTAGATTTAAATCTACAGAAAAAGCAAAATCAGCTTCAGAAGCGTTTTCGGATTATTTTTCGGATAGGGAATTTACTTCTATGCTTACGAAGGGTAGTCGAACAGGAATTCCTGATCATGCAAAAATTATAAAAGAAGTAATTGACAAGATAAGAGAACACTCTAAAGGAGAATATCAAACAAAGCTGGAATATTTAAGTGAATCAGATATAAAAATTTTAAATTTTTGGTCTCATGGAGATAATAATAAATTGAATCCCTCTATACATTACACTTTCGGGGGGTATCATAAATTTGATGAAAAACGAGAGGCTATTATTGTAGGAGACATGGCTCTTATTAAGGAATATTTGTATGGTGGACAAAATATAAATGAGAAATATAAGACTATAAAAGAGATAAAAGATAAAGGGTCTAAACTTATGACCAAAGATGAGGAAAAAAATGTAAAATTGCGTTTGGTCCCAATCCTATTCGGCGCGGCATCGAGTTTAGATTTTGTTAATGAAGAGGATGCTGCGCTTCAAGCTGTAAAAGAAATTCCTCTTCATCCATTAGATAAAGTTATTTTGGGTCAAACTCAGTATAATAAAATTATAAGAGACATAGTTTTTCCTCCTCTCGAAAGGCAAGTTGGTTCTTTTGGGGATGTTTCTTATATTCCTGATGAGTTTGCTTATTCGGATGTTGCTTTTAGCGATGAACAAAAAAAGTATATAAAAGAAAAAGGGATTTCTGTTTTTAGATATAATACTCAAAATCCTAATATTTTAGATATGAAATTTAAATTTGGACCTATTTATATGAGTCTCTTAAAAGAGGGATTCCAAAAGGAAATTACACGCAGGGCCGCTGCCGTAGCGGAAGGAATCCTTCCTGTTGGGATAGGGTCTTTTCCTATTAGGAGTAAGGGAGCCGCTCTAGGTTATCTAAAACAAAAGAGATTTATTGAGGGGACTTCTAAACAGAGAGAAAAGATTCTTACTAATTTAGCAGCCAGGATTTCTAATACCTTGGTGAAAACATTGAATGTGGGTAATGCCCAAGAGGCTGCTAGTGTAATTGAAACTATAATAGAAGATGTAGCAAAAAACGATTTAAAGGGCTATGTAGCGATTGATCAAGAACTTCCTGGAAATCCTTTTAGTATAACAGTAGATATGATGGAACAGTTATATAGAAAAGCTTTGCAAATGACTATTAAGACTCTTCCTACCTTCCATTTATCTCATGCAGCTACTATAAGTAGTCCATGTATAGTTTTTGCTCAAGATGCACCCATAAAAAAAAGCCAAAAGAACACAAGAACACTAATGAATACTTTTTTTAGTGGACTTTATAAAATAATGGGATTTAGACATACAATTAAGGGAGGAAATGTACACTCAGAGTTTAGGTTGACTAAAAATAGTCTGAATATGGGCTCCGAAGATGTACTTGATATACGCAAGAAGATAGTAGAAAAAGGAATTGAGGGATAGGAATATGCCTGATACAAATCCAAGTTTGCCTCAGTCTCTAATACCAATAATTTCTTTAGCTGAGGTTAGAAAGCGCACTGATTCAAATAGAAACGGAACAATTTTAGCAAGAATAGTTGCTTTGGACAACGCTGAGAGAGATGTTTGTTATGTAAGTCCTTATGCGACAAATTCAAAGGGCGCATTTATTGCTATTCCTAGTTACGGAACTCAAATTTTGGTGTGCCAACTACCTGGATCCTCTACTTGGTACTATCTGGGGTCTACCTTTAGTCCAGAGCCGTTAGAAGTAGATGGAGATGCTCTTGAGGACTCTAATATTCCGCCACTCGAAAGAGTGGATGAGGACATATACAGAGCGCGAGGAGAGCCTATGAAGACGGTTCTACAAAGCCCCGAAGGTGCTGGTCTTACTATATCTGAGGAATATAATCCTGATTTTTTTAATAAAAAAACGGAACTACACTCAACTACAAATAAAGTTCTTAGTTTAAATGATAGTCCTTCTATTGATTCTGTCATTTTAGATTCTGGAAATTGTAGTAGGATGATTCTTACAAGTTCTCCTGAAGATGATAAAGTTCCTGATAGAGCTTTATTGATAGACACAGCAGGACCTCAAAGAATAATTAATCATGAATCTGAAACAGATATTGTAATAGGTGGGGGAGGACGAGAACTACAGCTGTTAAATCAAGCTAATGGAGCTGAGTATGGGGAGTCCTTAATATGTGGAAATGTAAATATTCAGAGTAAATGGAAAGATGTAAATGTTTTTACTCAAGCCAAACAAGGTCGTATCTTTATTGAGTGTTTGAAAAAAGATGGCAATAATCAATTAATTCAAATAGAAACAAATGGAGAGGATGGTGCTATTGTTATTAAAACGGGGGGAGATATTCGTTTAGACGCTAGTGGAAATATAGATATGAAAGCGGGTGGACAAATACGAATGCAAAGTGCGTCCTCTATTAGTATTAGGAGCGGAGGTTCTTTGGAGGTTCAATCAGAAAACACTGCCAATATAGATGCCCCTACGATTAACTTAGCCGATGGAGCGTCCCCCTCCTCCCCAAATACTCAAGGACAACAAAGTTCTTATGGGAACAATGGGATAACTAAATATCCTTAAGAGGTAATTATGTCAACATTTGATTTAGAAACATTTTTAAAGGTTAAAGGAACAACGGGGACTGGAACCCTACAAGCTATGGGTATGTCTTTCGGTGTTCCTAGTTGTATGTTAAATTTAGCAGGAAATGCATTAAGTTTATTACCTTCGGGGGTGCTAAGTAGTATTTCATCTAAATTAAATATAGGAAAGTCTAAAGCTAAAGAAAATGTTGCAGCAGTTTTTAATAAGCTGGGAATGAGTACAGGGGTATTTGAAGTTATTACTGAGGGAGGGGTATGGACTTGGATTTCCGATACTTCGTGGATGGGGATAGATAATGACGAGAAACAAGAAGGTGATAATTTGGGTGGCCTTTTGGGGGCTCTCGATTACGCAGCGGATGTTGGCGCAGGACTTTATCAAAACTATCAGGATATACAAGCTTTGGCGGGTGGTGTAGAAGATTGTTTAAATAAATTTAAAGATTTACAATCTTTTCAATCAGGAAACTCGGCTGATGCAAGAACCACTTTAGATGCCTCAGCTAGTGAAGAATTATTTAATTCTATGTATGCTGGTGATAAGGCTAATCTTGCACAGGCTATTTCTTTTCAGGCTAGTTGTAATACTACGATAGATGCTATTAACACTATTTTAGAGGCTAGGGCTGTTGATCCTTCACTTGAGCCGTGTTTCTTAGACTCTTCTGAACTTGATCCTTTTCTTGATTCAACCACTTATAAAAGGTGTTCTTTGGAGGATCCTGAGGTTGGAATTGATGAGAAAGAAATATTTAGACTTACATATGGTCCTCCCCTCTCGGTTGGTGGGCACTATGTATTAACCTCTGATGGCTTGTATTATGATTCTCAGAGGGGCGGTTTAGATCCCGTATTTCTAGCTATTTCAGGAATTATTCCTGTTGGGGATCAATGGACTTATGATTATGATCCTAACCTTGGCGGGAAGGGGCAAGCTATCTCTATCAAATCTCTTAATAAGTATACTGATAATTTGTTTGATCCTAATAGGATTGATGATAGTATCGGGCTACAAATGTATTATGATGAGGATCATTTCCTTTCCGTTTTGAAGCAACAGCGGGATAAACAAACTTATGATTTATCTGCTGATTTACAAACCTATCTGGCTGACTATGGGGTAGATTCTTCTATTGTAACTAATCAGCGAAATTTGATTATCTCTGATATTGCTAATCATAACAATAAGATTAATAGACGCAAGAAGCAGATTGAGATTGCTGTAAAGGCACCTCAAATTTATGGGGATGCTAGGGGGCCTATTTACCCTCCTGGGGAGATTCCAATCAATGATTTCTCCTTCTTAGCGGATTATAATTTAGAAGTTGATTTAGAAAAGCAAAATGCTTTAATTTTTAATCAAGCTGATGTGGTTGGGATTGTTCTTCCTATTAATGCTAAGTATACTAGGACTAGCCCAAAACCCCCATCTATTTTCTTCGACCATTTAAAGGTTCCCACTGTTGGGAGGGGAAGTATTCTTTATTCCCCCTCTTCAGCCCAGGCAGGAACTGTGTTGTCTCTTACTGATGAGATTGTAGATAAAGACTTGTTTGCAATTTATAATTTCTTAGAAACTACTTTGGAGTTGCCTTCTTCTCTTGCTTTCCCCACAACTAACTGCGCTACAGAAGATATGTACAATAATGCTCAGTTGGTGGGACCCTCTAAGAGAAGTGTCTTTGTTTCTGGATTAGCTATTCCATATTTTGAAGGAATTGTTAAAAATAAATCAAGTGATACTGCTGCTGCATCAGCACTAGGTTCATACGCCAAACTTCCTGATACCAAGGAGTTCAGAGATCTAACTTATTCGTCAACTGGATTTACTATGGAGTGCTGGGCTCATGTTCCAAATATTATGGATGGGGCGGCTGGGTGGCTGAGTTCCACAGTGTCTTCTCTAACAAAGGTTATTCTGGCAAGTGAGAATGTTGGGACTGCATCGGGGGTTTCCGCTGTTGATCATGTAGGAGCGGAGCGTGATCTAGATTTCTTAGAAAATAAACGAGGAGAAGACTTTGTGCGGGGGATGGTTTGTGGGTTTAGTAGGGATAGAAGAATTACTGAAGCAGGTTCTGGATTAGGATTATCAGGTTATAGTAACAATAATTTTGATAATGATCCAACATCTTCGTTAAGTTTCTTTATAGCACCAACCCAATCTAGAGACTTATCTTCTGCTTCTTGGATTAATATCGACGAGTGCGCTACAATAGAAACTTTTTATAAAATGAAAGTAGATCTTTCCGCCACTACTTTTGGAAGTGTTTCTTCTCAGTTTGTGTTGATTGATGTAACTGTTGATCCTAGAACAAATACTATAAAGATGTTTGCTGATGGATCGTTGGTGGCTACCTCCTCTATATCAAATGTTTTTGGTGTGGCTCCTGGAGTGAGTCCAAGTTTACCCTCTTTTAAGAAAAATAATAGTTTCCAATATTCTTCCACAACAGTTGATGGTCCTTCAGTTTTAAAGCAAGGCCCACTCCTTAATACTTTCTATACTCCGTGGATTGTGGGGGGTGGTTATACGGATGGAATGTATCAGTATGGTAATTTCCTGGGAGGGGATAGGGGGGGAATTACTAGCGGGTTGCGTGGATATCTAGGAAGCTTAAAATTTTATTCTAGAGCCCTAGATAGTTCAGAAGTTTCTAAAAATTATAAAGCCCAACAGGGCTTCTTCAAGAATATAAAAATGTAATGGCAGCTAATCAAACAGTTTCAGTTTATGGAAAAATACCTCCTAGGTATATGAAACAGCCTGTTGTTGGTCAAAGGCAGGAAATTTACGGGTTAGATTTCCCTTTAGGGTCAGCAAGCGGGGGTGATTTTTTTGCTAAAAAATCTGGGATTGAAATGATTAGAAATGCTGTCCAACAACTTCTTTTAACAGAAAAAGGGGAGCGTGTAATGCTACCAAACTTTGGTTGTAATCTAAGACGCTATCTTTTTCAGCCTTTAGATGAAAATACTTTTGAAAGCATAAAGAGAGAAATTCAATATTCATTTACTAATTATATTGTAGGAGCCCAAATTGCAAAACTTGCAGTGTTCCCTTTGGGAGATACAGGACCAGCGGGAGGAAATTCTCTTAAGGTAGTTTTGTCGTTAAAATTAGATACTGCTGATTTAGAGATATTTGATGTCGAGGTAGATATACTATGAATTTTTCAGGAACAATAGCATCGGACTTTATGAAATTAGCGAAGGTCCCAATCACCAAGAGACCTTCGCTAATCAATTTTGCAGCTACAGACTTTCTTACTTTAAGAAATTCATTAATTGACTACGCTAAAGTAGTTTACCCTAGAGACTATAAGTACTTTGTTGAGTCTGATTTGGGGATGATGTTCTTAGAACTTGTAGCTTATATGGGTTCAGTCATGTCGATGAAGGCTGATATGCTTGCTAATGAAAACTTTTTGGCTACGGCTAATCAAAGAACTAGTGTTAAAAAACTTTTAGAATTAATCGGGGTTAGGATGAGGGGTCCTTTGTCTTCGGCTGCTGACGCTAAAATTACTTCTCCAGTAGGTGTAGCAGGTGATAGCTATCCAAGGGGGTTGTTAATCCCTGCTACATCTAGAACAATTGAAGCTACATCTCCTGAAGATGGAGGAGTGTTAACCTTTACTTTATATAAAGTTGTTAATGGGTTAGTGGACACAGTTAATAGTACTGGTCTTATAACTTTACTTGCTCCAGAAGGACAAGGAAGCCCTGTAACAGTATTTGAAAATGTAGTTTTACAGGAGGGTGCTTTGGTTAAAGACTCTGGGGAGTTTGCTGCTACAGAAGGAATTAAAACTATTAAACTAAATAAGGGTCCTGTAGTGGAAGGAAGTGTTCAGGTATACACTGACGGACCAGATTCAACCAAGAACGGTGCCTTTGTTGAAGTTCCTAATATTTATTTTGCTTCAGGTTCTTCAGATAAAATTTTTGAAGTGGTTTATGATGATGATTTTAATGCTACTGTAGTTTTTGGGGATGGGAGTGTAGGGGTTTCTCCTGATGATACTTCTAATTATGTAGTATTTTATAGAGTGGGGGGTGGCACTAGAGGAAATATAGCTAAAAATTCTATAAATACTACTTTATCTGTTAGAGTCGATACAAAGGCAGAGACAGTAGATATAACAAATACTTCTAAAGGTACGGGGGGATCTAATGCTGAAACTATTGATCACGCTAAACGATACGCTCCGCTAACTTTTAGAAGGCAAGATCGCTTAGTAACTTTAGAAGATTATTCTGTATTTGCTAATACTTTTATTAGTACTTTTGGGACTGTGGGAAAAGCTACGGCTGCAACCAGGCAAGCCTATTCGTCAGCTAATGTGATTGATATTTATGTCTTAGAGAAAGCATCGGACCTACAGTTGCAACGAGCGACTACTAATTTTAAAACTCAACTACTAGATGCTATAACCCCTAAGAAGATGGCAACTGATGATGTCGTTATAGTAGATGGATTAATTAGAACTTTAGATCTTATTACTACTATTAGAATTGATAGAGAAGAGGAAGAGAATCAGGATCAAATTAAAGCAAAAGTAAGAGATAAACTTTTAACCTACATGAATGTAGATAATCGTGAGTTTGGAGAAGATTTTAGCGTGGCTGAAATAAACAGGCAAATCTTTGAGGTGGACGAGGTGCGGTATTCTACCATAGATAATGTTGATCAAGACATTGCGATTGATTTTAACGAAATTATTCAATTAAATAATTTAACTATTAATATAGAACTATTAGATTAATGGGTGATAACAAGTTTACATCTAATCCTAGAAAATACTACAAGACTAATTTTGTAGATCTGATTGAACTTATCACTCCTGAAGTGTATAAGACGGAAGATCTTACATTAAGTGGAACCGAAGTAAACCCCGTATCGCAGGTAATAAATACTCATTTAAAGGTTGCCTCAAATATTTCTACCGTTATCCCCCTCTCTGGTGTAGCAAATTCGCAAACTTCTGCTTTGGGTAATATTTCTGGTATATCCCAGTATTTTGTAAAACAGAACAAACTAACAAATATTAATCCTTACTTGTTTGAGAGTAGGATTTTGTTACCTTTAAGTACTACTTTAGCTAATTATGATACGAGTAGTGAGTTTAATGATTACCTTTCGGGTACTTTACTTCCTATCATTATTCCTCCCTCTCTTACTCAAGTAAACCCTCTTCAAGCTAATATGACTACCCTCTCGTCATTGACGGGAAGTACAGATGCTAGTAGTGTTCACAACTATTTAGTGGATAACTTGGGGTGGATGTACTTCTTAAATACTTCTGCTGATGGGGGGTTAACTTACTCTCCATCTAGTTATGTTCTTAATTCTCTGAATAGTCTTTATATGGGAAAAACTATTGGGAATATTGCTGGAGTAAAAGGACTAACAGAATATTTATGGAGGAACTGTGAGACCTGTTCCTTTGGGGGCTACATTCCGACTGATTTTATATCTGGAACCGCAGATGGTATAACAGAATCTAGTGCAGGAATTCTTCCCACTTATACCAGCGGGACTCAGAAGTTAGAGGCTCTTCAAACTTTAATAGATATAGTTTATTCTCCTTTATATATTGATGAACAGGATTATACAGTTAAAGATGCTTTTGATAGTTACATTGATGCTTCTTTATTATTAGAGGATAGAACAGCTAAAGGTCCTTATCGAAAATTTAATGCTCTTATGGGATATGAGTTTGCTGATATTAGCGATCAAATTGATAATATTAGTTTAATTTATGATATAGAAAATGTTAGGAATGAACACTTACAATACATAGCAGATTTGATTGGTTTTAAACTTCGTGGCGCTTCTCCCTCAAAGTGGAGACAGCAGCTCCGATTAGCTTTAGATTTATATAAACAATCAGGAACTTTAGGAGCTATCCAAACAGCCATAAATACTTTGATTGTTGATTCTGTTTTTGATGTTTCAGCTAAAGTTCAAAATCTTTGGGAATCTTATATTCCCTTTTTAGTTTGGTATGCTTTAGGAACGGAGTCTCCCCTCTTTAAGAATTTAAATACTTGGACTCCTGGATTAGCTGATGAAGCAGGAGTCCTTACTTATAGTAGTAGTAGCTTAGAAGAAAATCTTAAGATGGTAGTAGATTCTATCTTACTGGATTTATATAAAGCATTTCCTGATAATTTCATATTTCATGGGGAACGATTTAGTGTTCCCGAATTTTGGGAACTAGATAACGACGGATGTAAAACTAAGAGATATACTCTCGTAGGTGAGCCTCGGATGAAACCCTTTCATATTCATACTCTTGATAGTCCAGGATATCAAGCATTTAAACAAGATGCTAAGTTGTTTGGAGAGAGTACTGTTTTTGAAGCTGCTACAGGATTTGGTGCTTTAGGTTCTGGGGTGTATATGGCAGGGGCCGAACATCCTACTACTGGAGAGCGTCCTACTTATCTTAAGCCAGAGGGGGATATTAATTTCTTATTCAACTATAGAGGAAGACAAAATTTTCCCCTCCCACCTTTTGAAGAGGTAAAATACTATAGAGATTCTACAGTTGATGCTAATTTTGTTGCTTTACTAGTAGAAAGATTAAAGTGCTTTAGAGTAAAAGATAGTTTTGCTGATGAGGTGGGGAATTTTATTCTTAGTGGTGCTGTTACAGATGATTCAGATTTAGGAGCTTTAAATGAGTTCCTTATGTTGTTTAGTTCCGTTCAGGTTCCATCAAACTTTAATGATGTGTTGATGAGTATCTCTGATTATGAGAAAAACTTATTGAATTTATGGAATGGTAAATCTTCTCATCTCTTTATTAATTTTAAAGATACTGATTTTGATTTTTCTAAAACTACTTTAGAGGGGGATGGAAAGTATGCTCTATATGAAGCAGCTAGAGTAGCAAGAGAGTTCTCTCCTGCTCATGCGATCACTAGAGTAAACCTAACCGCAAGTGCGGAGGATGCCTTTTCTACTTCAAGTGCTAAGTGGGAATACTTGGGCTTTGATAAAGATGATACAAGAGCAGGGTATACTTCGGCTTCTATATTAGGAAATTATGAACATAGTGGTGTTTCTATGGGAACTGTTTCCCCAGGAGATAACGCAGGTAGGGGTGGTTTAAATACTTTTTGGCGTGATGCTACAGATAAAATAACCGATACCCTTCTTTCTAGTACTACTGGAGTTGCTGACTTAGGGAGCGTGTCTAGACGAGCCCTTAGAAGGCGTAACCTCAAGTATCTCCTTCCCCATGAAGGGTACTACGATAGGACTGGATTTAATTCTCCTGTGAATTGGGATTTAGAAGCTCAGAATCCAAATCTTCTTTCTTACACTGAGGATCTTGGGGGCAGCCCTGGGCTAGACATGGGTGTTGCTCCTACAAATGGAAGTTCCATAGATATCATAGGGACATATTGGCAGGGAAATAAATCAAAGCTGGGTACTTTTTCATCTACCTTAGAAACAAATCCCTTTGGTGGACCATCTTCTACAGATATGAGTGCCACACAATATACTGCTGGAGGTCAAGCAGCAATTTATGAGGGAGGACTTTCCAACCAAAGGAACCCCACATGGAAGGAAAATTCCTATACGATACAAAGTTGGTATGTTAAAAAACCCTCAACAAACCCACCCACTACTTTTAAAATAAATAATTACGATTATACAGCCCCTACGGACTCTAATTCAGTTACCTTTGAATGGGATGGGAATGCACCAGTTGTAAAAACCGAGCATGAGGCAGAAACCACAGGTTATGTGGAGAGTGTTGGAAATGATTGGTATAGATGTAGTATAACTTCAGAAGGGTTGGGAGGGGGAGGAGATACTGTCGAAGGAGATAGTGTAATGCCTTACTTCTATATCATTAGTGTCGCATTAGATCCAGTACACTTATATATTTCTTCTCCTCAACTAGAGCAGAAACTTATTGGAGGAGGAGATTCCCTTCCTAGCCCTTATCAGGCAGTAGCGGGAGGTATACCAACAAACAATAATGATAGAGGAGAACTTACCTTAGGTTATGTCCCATCAGCAGGAGAGTTCTATCCTATAGTTGATCCTATTAATCCTTCAGGGGTATGGCATGAGTGTGAGAAGCTTGATTCTTCTCGTCAATTCTCTGGAGTTTATACTAGCGCAACTTATCCTTATAGGGGATTAAGTTCTCTTGGATCAAATAACAAGATGCCAGAAGTGAGTTCTACTACAGACAGGTATGTAGATAGAGGTCAGGTTCCTGAGGTATATAACACCATGCATGAGCTTCTTGAATCTAAGGCTTATGATTACGCTAACGAACAGATTAATTTAACTTCTAGTTCTTATGCTGCTGATGCTTATTGGAAGAACAATAGACAAAGCTTTGCTAATGAAGCTATCGCTAGTGGCTTTGTTCTAAACTCTTTTGCAGACTACGAGAACTTTAGCTTCGGTACTGGATTACAGAAAGCTCATCGAGACTATTGTAAATATTTTGCAAAGCATTTATTAGGATTAAATGATTTAGATAAGACTGGAGGCAATATCTTTGCACAAGTATTTGGTAAAGGTCTTTACAACTGTGATTTTGATCTAACTGGGTATGCTGCTTCTACTATTGCAGGTAATTATGTGGCTTCTAGTGTTAGTACAAATGTTGTCCCAATCTCCAATACTAACGGATCAGGAGTATTCAGTACTTGTGCTGTAGCAGCATATAGTGACGAGACTGCTGACCTCCCTGCCTCTGGTACTTATATCGCTGAATATCCAGGTCAAGGAGTGGTTCCGTTATCAGGTACTTACACTTCGGTTTCTGCTAATAGTTCCAGGGACACATCTTTAAGTACTTGTATTTATTATGAGGGGGCTCCTTACAATGCAGAGTTTAGAAATGCAAATATTTTAAGTGGTATTGAGTTTGTCCAAACTTCGGGGGCACCTAACGCTAACCAGTTTACTGTATTTAAATTAGATTCTTCTAATGCGGTGCCTGGGATGGAGAATTTCTTAATTAACAACAGTGTCATTAAGTGTAAGTCTCTTGGAGGATTGCCTAGACTAAGATTTGATCTATCCTCGTATGGGGATAGGCCCAACCAATTTATTAAAGATCACAAGTTTAAACTTAATGTAAAGTCTTTAGTTGCTGAAGAAAACTCTCCTATATTGGGAGGGGGCAAGCTAGGTGTATGGATTCATACTAAGGCTCCATACTCCCAAAACAAGTTTATGTGGACTAGTTACTATCGTGATGGGAGAAGGAGTGGAGAGCCAGGAAATGACGGATTAGGTAGACTTTATAGTGACGGTGTTAATATAAATGGTGGAGGAACTGGGGTTCAAGTAGATGATCGTCCCCCTGAGTTTGCTACTAAATATTGGAATTATGCTTCTGGTACATCTGGGGTAGAGATGGAATTCATAACAATTACTGAGGGTACACACACTTACTTAGGAGGAAAAAATCTCAGCGCAGCAGTCGATCCTGACAAAACTACTGAGTGGGTAGCATCCATGTATATTAAGCGGGATATGACGAATGGGACGAGTGGGGTAACTTTTTCTTTTTATGACGAAGATGCTGATCCTACCGCAGCCACTAACTATTGGGGGTGGTATTTTGATTCTAATGGGGTTCCTCAAAGATATGGCAATGGCAGTAACGATGACTATAACCTGCCTGGACAAAATAGAGCGATAGAATCAGGGGAACAGTATGCAGGAGATGGGTGGTGGAGACTGTGGGGTAGACTGAAATCTTCTGATGTGCATCCCACATACACTTTGGCGGGAGATCAAATGGGGTTTATTTGGTATATAGATAAAAAATTCTACCACACAAACATCCAAGGAAAGAAAATGAGATTCTATGGGCCACAGCTTGAACAATATAAACAAGGAACCAAAATGGGTCCAACCCCGTTTAAGTTTGTTCCTAAGATTGTAGAACCAGAAAACCCACCAGGATATATGTGGTCCTGGACTCCAAACGGAAAGTGGGAAGTTTCGAAAGAATCGGACCTCTCCATCCCATTAGTTAGAAATAACTTAGCTCATATATATGATTTCCCAACCAAGATGCCTGATCCTTCTGAGGAGGAATTCTGTTTAGGTAATATTTCTGAGTCTTCTGAAAGTATAAACAATGCTACGCTTAAAAATATTAAAGATAAATATTTTGAAAACTTTGAAATAGAATTTGATACTAGAAACTTTACGATTCATAATAACTATGAATATCTTGATATTATTCCAATAGAGGATGATGTTTATCAAGTAACTCCACAAGTTAATATGGATAACACGAATTATATTGTGGAAGTCTTCTTTGTTCCTAACAATAATCCAGACAAGTACCTCTTGATAGACTCTATTGAACTTCAGGATGTGACCCAGAGAGAGAATACTGGTATCGGAACAGGTCACGGGGTAGCTACTAGTGGTATTCCTCTGAGACCTTTTGTTCAAGAAGACAAACTTTACCTAGATAAAGATCAACTTAGGAATGTTTTAAAGTTCTATAATGGGTTAGCGGGACAAGGTGCGGGAATGTATGCCACTACTCTTGCTTCTAGAGATGCTACAATTACCTCAGGCACTATGGAAGTAAGTGGTGGTAGTAGATTGAATTACAGAATAAGTCCGTCTTGGGGTGCTACGAATGTTCGCAATACTCAAGCAAACTATAATAACTTTACAAGTGTGGAGCTAGACAACTAATGAGAGGAGAAGTAGAAATTTGGGACGGAGACAAACTTCTTCACAAGGAAAGTAACCTTCTTGTGAATGGGGCAGGAGAACTATTAGCTGACATTAT